CTCCCAAATCCAAATGATTCCTCTACCAGAAGTTGTAAAAAAGAGAAGGAAATTCTCCTCATGAAGCCAGGTCGAAAAACGCACGTTGAGGTTGTAATGGAACCTAGGATTTCAGGTCTACAACCTGACCCTCCGGTTGAGTTGGCGCCTGATGAGGCGGCCGAATGGAACCGCTTTTGGCGGGTGTCGCCCCCGGACTGGTTCCCGCGGGAGGTCTGGCCCTTGCTCGTTCAACTCTGCCGGCACATCGTGCACGCCAGGTTCTTAGGCGCCGGGCTGCAGGAGCTCAGGCTCAGCCAGGATCTCACGAACCCCAAGCACATCGCCCACCTCGCTGCAGTGTCGACCATGCACGACCGGGAAGGAAGGGCCATAGGCATGCTTTGCGAAAAGCTGCGCCTAACTACCCAACAGCGAATTGACAGCGTCGTGGCGGCTCCTAGGCAGCAAGAGCAGCTACCTGAGGACAAGCCTTGGATCATGACCCAGTAGACGCCGGACCGCTCCTGGTTATGATCGATCAGCAGGAGGACAGGCCACAGTGAAGGCTGGAGAGCTCATAGACGCCATCGCACCGCAGCCGCGGCCGATGACCCGGGCCGAGCGCAACATCGCCTGGCTCGAGAAATTCGTGTTTCTGCCGGAAGGCAAATTCGTCGGCAAGCCGCTCAAGGTGGCGCCGTTCATGGTCGACGACCTGAAGGCGATCTACGACAACCCGCACGGCACCCGGCGCGCCATCATTAGCCGCGGCAGAAAAAACGCCAAAACTACCGAATGCGCCTGCATCGTGCTGCTGCACCTGTGCGGGCCCGAATTCGTCCCTAACGGCAATCTCTACAGCGCGGCGCAGTCGCGCGATCAGGCTTCGATCATTTTCAACCTGGCGCGCAAGATGGTGCTGCTGAATCCCGTGCTGGCGAAGGTGATCCGGATCAAGGAGACCGTGCGCGAGCTGCATTGCGCCGGCACTGGTTCGACCTACAAGGCGCTCTCAGCCGAGACCAGCACCGCCTACGGGCTTAGCCCCGTGCTGGTGATCCACGATGAGCTCGGCCAGATCCGCGGTCCGCGGTTCTCGCTCTACGAGGCGCTCGAGACCGCGACGGCGGCGCAAGAGAACCCCTTGACGATCGTGATCTCGACGCAGGCGCCGACCGACGCCGATCTGCTGTCGACCTTGATCGACGACGCCAAGTCAGGTGCGGATCCGCGGCAAGTGCTGCGCATGAACAGCGCCAACGTCGACGACGATCCATTTTCGTTGGCGGCGATCAGGACTGCCAATCCGGCGCTCGAGCTGTTCATGAACAAAAAAGAAGTGCTGGCGATGGCGGAAGATGCGCGCCGTCTGCCGGCGCGTGAAGCGGAATTTCGGAATCTGATTCTCAACCAAAGAGTTGAGGCCAACAATCCATTCGTGTCGCCGACGCTGTGGAATGCTTGCGGCGGTCCAGTGCAGCCCTTCCTGCCGACGACGCCGGTCTATGCCGGGCTCGATCTGTCGAGCGTGGCGGATCTCACGGCGTTGGTGTTGATTGGACAATCGGACGGCCAGACCTGGAGCATTCATCCGACGTTCTGGTTGCCCGCCGAAGGCATCAACGAAAAGTCGCGGCTCGATCGCACGCCGTACGATCTCTGGGCCAAGCAGGGCTTCCTCGAGCTCACCGACGGCAAGACCATTCGCTACGAGGAGATTGCTAAGATCCTGCGGGCGTTGTTTAACAAGTACAACATTCGCAAGCTGGCCTTCGATCGTTGGAATTACGAACACTTAAAGCCATGGCTCGAGAAGGCCGGCTTCAGCGCGCAGATGCTGGAAGAGCGTTTCATTCCGTGGGGCCAAGGCACCCAAAGCATGACGGCGCCACTGCGTACGCTCGAGGAGTGGATCCGTGATCGCAAGATTGCGCACGCCATGCACCCGGTGCTGCAGATGTGCGCGGCGTGCGCCGTGGTCGAAGGCAACGACAGTGCGCGCAAGCTTTCGAAGAACAAGAGCTCGGGCCGCATCGACGGCCTGGTGGCGCTGACGATGGCGTGCGGCGTTGCGCAGGAGAGTAAACCGATCGACATCAGCACCCTCATCGGGTAGCGGAGGATCACCATGCAGGCAGATCTATTCGACGGCCGTCCCGACGATCGACAAGCGGGTGACATCAAGCCGACGCGATTTCGCCCGCGGTACCGCGTGCTGACTGACGACGAGAAGGCGCTGCACGACGAGCTGAAGACTAAAGCGGCCGAGCTCGAGGCGTTATTCGATCGCGTCCAGCATCCTCGCTACGTGGCGCTCGCCATCACCTCGCTCGAGCAATCGATAATGTGGATAATTAAAGGTTTGACGTCGTGAACATTGCTGCGAGCTGTTTGAAGTGTGGGTCACCGGTCGAGAGAAAACGTAGCGATGCAAAATACTGTTCTAATAGATGTCGGGAGGCCGAAACCAGTCGTCGTTTTTCCGTACGACATCCGAAGCGCATGCGAGCGCAGTGGCGAGATTATTTCTACGGCGAACGCGGCACTTTGACGGCGTTGCTGAACAACGCTTCTGATCGCGCTAGACGCGGTAACTTACCCTATGATCTTGATCGTGAGTGGCTCGCTAAAAAGCTCGAGCCGATGGTTTGTGAGTTGTCTGGGTTACCGCTTGTGCGCGGTCCGCGTGAGAAGTTCAGAATCAATCCGTTCGCGCCAAGTCTCGATCGTATCGAGCCTAAGCTTGGCTACTTAAAATCAAACGTCAGAGTGATCGCGTTTATCGTGAACCGTAGTCGTTCAGATTTCGGAGATGAAATACTGATGAAAATGGCTCACGCTCTTGTAGCTAAAGCGAAGACCCTCACTTCATAACGTGGTACAGCGCGCCGAGCATGCCAGCACCAAACAACACTGCGCCGATGATCATGCCGAGTAGAAAATAGAGCCACGGTGACCGGTCACGGCGAACCGGCCGCACGCGCCGTTTGCTAGTCATAGTTAACCCCCGAGGAGAATCATCCGATGCTGACGATTGTAGACGGACCAACAATTCCTGCCGGCGAAAGTTTGTCTGAAGGCGCCGACTGCACTGGTGGCAGCATCGTGCGAATTACGGTGCCGCAGGAATTCACCGACGCTAATTTGACATTTCAGGCGTCGAGCAACGGTGAGTCCTACAACGATTTGTATGACGGCGATCAGCGTGAAGTGACGCTGGCCGTCAAGCCAGACACCACGGTGATCATCACCGCGAACTGGACCCGCGCGCTCGGCTGGATCAAGTTACGATCGGGCACGCGCGCCAATCCAGTACCGCAGAAGGTTGATTGCAAATTTGCAATCGCGGTTGATACGCCGGCCGCCTAAACACCATGTCGTCGCTGGCGCGCTACGAAGCGCAGCTCACCGTACAGCAACGCTTCCGGATCGCACGCGCCCGCGCGCGGCGCCTGATCCAGAAGTTTGATCCGAGCGAACCGCGCGACGACGCCGGTAAATGGACGAACGGCGGCGGCGGTGGCGATGAGGCGCCGACCGCCTTCATCTCGCCGAATGTCGGCAACCTTAACTTTAACCAAGCCGTGCACGGGCTCAATGGCGCGCGTCATCAGGCGCTGCGCAAAGCCAGTGCGGAAGTCGACGCCAAGCTCGGCAAGGATCCAGTAGCCACGCAGAACGTCGTCGGCGCCTGGTCCGACGGCGCTGAGAATTCGCTCAAGCTGACCATGTCGAAAGACTGGAGCCACGACCAGGCCAAGGTCGCCCTGGCAATGAAGGGCTGGCTCGGCGACCAGAAATCGGCGTTGCTGTTCACGCCGGATCCGAAGGGCACCGCCTACATCGCCACGGTGCCGATGAAGGGCAAGCTCGACGAGATCCACCGCGAATTATTAGACAAAGGGTTGGCTTTTCATACCTTGGAGCCTACATCAGAAGGAGCCTCTGTCCACGTCTACGGCGAGGATCAGGCCACCGCGGACGCAGTCAACAAGGTAGCGATCGACCATGACACAAAAGCCCAATTCCAAGCCGGCCACGGCGAATTCATCGGCACCACGAAAACCGACGGCACCGACCGTGAGCAGCGCGACGACGCGCGCCGCGCCTACGACGCCATTATTTCAGCGGATCAAGCTCGGGTCGCATTCGGTGGACGTGACGTCGGAAAAATCTGGTCAGACCTTAGGGTTCGTTGGGGCGGAGAGCTTGCACCCCAAAAACAAGCGGTAGATCCCAACGCCACGGGTGCGCCCGAACGGGTCTCGACTACGGTGCCGTCGTCGAAGAAGCAAGGCTTCGACCCCCATCAACGTCAGGACTTGTCGCCGAGCTACGACACGTTCAAGCAGGCGATGAAGAATCCGAAATACTCCGCCGGCATCGAGAAGGTGCTGGATCGTTACAGCAAGACCTTCATCCGGTTGCCGAAGGGCGCGACCCCAGAACAGAAAGCCGAAGCTTTCGTCGAGCACGCCGCGTCGAACTTAACGGCGCTCTACAACGCGCAGGATCCTAACCTCCGCGGCCGATCGGCGACCTGGTACAGCGGCGCCAGGAAGATCGCAGACGATTTCGCCAAGCAGTATGGCGTGTCCTCGCGCGCCGTTGCCGGCGTCATGGCGTCTTTATCGCCGCAACGTGACTGGGATCAGAATGTCGAGATGGCTACGCGCGTGCTCGATATCGCGGTGGCGAAGAGCGCAATCCCGATCGAAGGCGCGAAGGCGGCGAAAACCAAAGCCGCGATGCTCGACTACGCTAAGACGCAGCTTGCGGACGCCGACAAGATCGAAGCGAAGATCCCGAAAGACGCCGACCCAAAAGATCCGGAGACCCGCGGTCAACTGCTGAAGGTGACGAACCGTCGCGCCATGGCGGCCAAGATCACCAAGATGGCCGACACCTTCGAAGGCAAAAAGTTATCGGAGCTGCCTAACCTGGCGGAGCAAGCGATCGTCTTGCGGTTCTACGACGAAGGCAACGCTGCGCCAGGCCGCTCCTATGCGATCTGGAATCCAGAGGGCACCAAGTCGGGCGAAGTCGCGAAGGCCGGCAAGGGCGACAAGATCAAGAACAAGGAA